GTCTGCGACATCGCCGCGAGGACCCCGGTGAGAGCGTCGTACCGCCAGCCGATCCGTGTCCCCGAGGTCGCGGCCAGCACCCACATCGACGCGGCGCAGTTGGAGCTGCCGTTGAGCGCGGGCACGGCCGCGAGTTTCGCGGTGAGCTTGCTGCCCTGCAGCTTCCACTGCCGGCTGCTGGTGAAGTTGGTGTCGACGCCCGGCGCGAGGGCGATCCTCAGCCGGGCCTCGCTGGTCTCGACTCCGGCCCCGCCGGTGTTCGTCACCCACAGCCCGGAGTTGACCCGGCCGTCGTCGAACGCGTCCCCCAGCTGCGCGAGCGGGTAGGGGGCGGACCCGGTCAGCGTGGGCATGATCGACACGCTGAGCCGGATCGGGGCGTTGCGCCGCACGTACGGCGCGTAGGGCGACGCCGAGTAGCCGGGGCTGAACCGGCCGTCTTGGTTGTCCAGGCGCAGGCTGGCCGTGCCCGGCTGGGTCTCCGACAGTTCGTCGGAGGCCCCCCGGGTGATGGTCACCCCCGTGACCGTGTCCACGTAGGCGGTGATGTCCGTCCAGGTGATCGTGGCGGGGTACTGGATCAGTCCGCCCCAGCCCATCTCAGCGAAGATGGCCACGGTCACCCCCCTACCTTCAGCGAGACGGTTGTGCCCTGCGCGCGGCCGAACTGGACCAGGACGCGCTGGAGTTCGCGGCCCACGGCGACCGGGTCCATGGCCTCGTGCACGTCGACCTGGACGTTGTAGACGACGCCCCCGCCCATGCCCGCGAGGGCGGGACGCCCGACCGTTCCGGGCGTGCTGCCCGTGATCCGTCCGGCGACGGCGCCCATGGCGGCGTCGATGTGGGGCAGCCCCTGCAGCACACCAACCGCGATGCCCCGGGCGGTGTTGATCCCGTCCGGGATCAACTTCCTCGCGGGCGACCTGATGCCCAGGGCCTTGCGCAGGGACTTCTGCATCCCCAGCGCGATCTTCGTCATCAGCTTCTCGATGTCGGCCTGCTGGCCTTCCAACCCCTTCAAGAACCCCCTGCCGGCGTTCTTCCCGGCGTCGTAGAGGACGTCGGCGCCGGTGCGGCCCAGGCTGGTGGTGGTCGAATCGATCTGCTTCTGGGTGGCGTTGATCTGGCTGAGCGTGGTCTTGCTGGCGCCCGCGAGAGCCGAGGCGTAGGCGTAGCCGTCGACGGGGCCCATGTCGAGGATCTGCCGCAGCAGCGACTTGTTCAGCCCGCGCTTGGCGAGCTGGCTGATGTAGCCGGAGAACTGCTTGATCTGGGAGAGCTTCTGCTGAAGCCCCGCCTTGATCCCGCCGGCCGTCACCTCGTCGGGGGTCATGCCGAGGTTGGACAGTCCGGCCGCGGAGCGGGCGTTCGTTGTCACACCGGACGCGTACTCTTTCGCCGCGGCGATCGTCGCCGCGATCTTGTCGCGCTTGGCGGCGTAGTCGAGCAGCTTCTTGGACTGCTGGTCGACCGCCTTGAGCAGCGACGATTCCTTCTTGCCGGAGAACGCGGTCTTGATGTCCTTGGCCAGATCGGCGGCCGTCGACTTGATCTTGTCGCGGGTGCCGGTGAGGCCCACGATCAGGCCCTTGCCGATGTCCGCCGCGAGCGCTTTCGTCTTCTTCGACGGAGACGCGATCTGCATCTCGCCCTTGACGCCCGTGGTGACCCCGGCCGCCATCGTCCGGGCGGCCGCGACGACCAGGCCCACGGACCCGGTCATGCCCGCGGCCAGGCCCTGGGCGGCAGCCACACCGGCGCTGAGGGTGCGCGGCGCGGCGTTGCCCCGCAGGATTCCCTTCGTCTTGTCGGCGTCGAAGACCCGGGCGTCCTGCCCGAACACGACGAGCTCGGGCCCCTCCTCGCCGACCATGGCGAGCTGGCCGGCCTTGGGGGTACCACCGCTGGCGTAGTTGCGGTGGGCGACCGGGATGCCGCCGCTGCCCGACGAGCCGACCGTGTAGAACGTCGTGGTGATGGCGACGTGCTTGTCACGCACGGAGGCGAGCTGGTTCTTGGCCGCCTGCACCTTCGCCTGGAGGTCGGCGATGGTCGCCCTGAGCGCGGCCTGCTTCGACGGGGGGACCGTCTTGAGCTTGGCCTTGGCCGCTTCGATCTGCTGCTGCCAGTTGTTGATGTTCAGCTGCAGCTTGCCCGCTGCGAGCTTCGGTCCGGCCGCCGCGGCGAAGGCGTCGGCCTTGTTGCCGGCCTTGTCCAGGGCGCCGATGTAGCCGTCTTTGAAGTCGTTGAACGCCTTGTTCGCGGCCTTCAGTTTGGGCCCGATGCCGGGCACCCAGCCGAAGGCTTTCGCGGCTGCCGCGATCGAGACACCGGCCACGTCGAGCATCGCGAGGGAGATGAACCGAAAGGCCTTGATGATCGTCGGTGCGGCCTGGATCGCCGCGTCCACCATGGTGATCATGCCGACGCCGAACTGGCGTGCCGCTTCCAGGATCGCGACGTGGTTGTTCTTGACCCACAGGTCGAGCCGCTGCAGCGGGCCGACTGCCTTGGTCGCCGAGTCGCCGATGGGGGAGAACGCGCTGGCGATCGCGCCGCCCACGTCCGCGAGGGTCGGGCCGACAACCCGTCCGATCTCCATCACGGCCTGGAAGCCGAACTCGATGTCCTTGAACAGGGGGCGCAGCCGGACCATGGCGCCGGTGATCAGGTCCATGGCGCCCGCGATGACCGCGCCGCCGACCTTGAACGTGTCGCCGAAGATGGGCCCCAGGGTGCGGCCGAACTCACCGCCCATCCGGCCCAGCCCACCGAGCACGTTGTTGACCAGAGAGAACAGGCCGTCGAGCATCTTGGCCGCACCCGGGATCCCGGACTTCAGCCCGTTGAACAGGTCCGGCAGGCCCTTGCCGAGCAGACCGCTGAGGCCATCTGAGAACGCCTTCAGCGTCGGGCCGGACGCGGCGCCGAAGTCCAGGAGGCTGCTGATGAACGGGCCGAGCGCCCCCGTCATGTCCTTGATGAAACCGACGCCCAGCTTCAGGTTGGTCTGCAGGGAGTCCTGAAACCCGGAGTCCTTCAGCAGCTTGGCGACGCCCTCGGCCGCGTCCCCGAATGCGCCGCCCATGCTGGTCATGGCGCCGCCGAGGATCTTGACCACGGGCCCGGCGGCCTTCACCGCCTTGGTGAAGCCCGGCAGCATCGCCGCCTGGATCTCCTTGCCGACCCCGGAGAACTCCTTCTTCACCCCGACCAGGGCTTTGACGAATTCCTGGGCGGGCTTCGGGAGTTTCTTCAGGGCGTCGGCGTACTCCTTGGACCCCTTGCCCGACGCGGCCAGCGCATCGCCCACGCCGGCGAACCCGAGCTTGAGGGTGCCGGCGGCGAGCGCGGCTCCCGCAAGCATCGGGACCAGGGCGCCGATGGCGGGCAGCAGGGACACGCCGGCGATGACGGCGACGCCCATCATCGTGCCGCCCAGACCACCGGAGGTGCCCAGCGCCGAGGACGTCTGTCCGCTCGCGTTGCTGACGTCGCCGAGGCGGCGGGTGAGGTTGGGCATGCCGTCGCCCATGAGGCGGGAGGCGTCCCCGGCGGATATGAACCGGCCGCGCAGGTCGCGCAGGCGGCCGTCCGCATCCTGCGTGAACCCGCGCACGGCACGCGAGTTGCTGCCCATGTCGTCGTTGAGACGACGGTTCAACCGGACCGAGGAGTCACCCGCGTGATTGAGGACCCGGGTCAGGTTGTCGTCGCCGTCGAGGATGAACCGCAGGCGCTGCGTCATGACTCACCTCGCTGCCGTGATTCGTGGGTGTCGATCCAGGCGGCGAGGAGGTCGAACTCGTCCTCATTGAGGTCGTCGACGTCGCGCGGGGTGAGGTGCAGGTAGTGCGCGAACAGCGGCAGCAGGCTCAGCCGTCGCTCGGTGAAGCTGGGCTCGCCTCCGGCGGCTGCTCCGGCTCGGCCGCGGGCTCGGGGGGTGCCGGGTCTTTTGGGGCCGTCACGTCGGCGATGATCTGCTCGCACACCTCGGGTTCGGCGGCGGAGTCGCGCAGCTCGTCGAACGCCGCGGCCAGCTGCTCGGGGTCGGTGGCGAACTTCTGGACGAATGCCTCGGCGTAGGCGCGGGTCTCGCGCGCGTCCAGGCGGGAGCGGATCTCCCCCTCCCACGGGTCGAACTCGGCGAATCTCAGGGTGGGTTGGGCGCGCTTCTTGACGATCCAGCCCACGACCCGCAGGGCGTTGATCTCGCCGTCGCCGAGGCCCAGTTTGATCTGGGCCCAGGGGCGGTCCGCGGTCCGCTCGACTATCTGGATCTCGGAGGCGCGCAGACGGCCGGCGTCCAAGCGCTCCTCGGCCCCGCCCTCGGGGGTGTGGATGATGATCAACGAGTGCTCCTATTCGAGGCGGCGGCGGACGTCGTCGAGAATCCGCGCCGTCTCCTGCTCCATGCGGGCTTGGTGGTTGCGGACGGTGCTGTCCCACCACGGGGGCGTGGCCCACTGGGTCACCCAGCGGCGCCGGTTGTTGAAGACGGGGTGACGGATGCGGCCGGAGTTGATGACCTCGGGCATCCGCTGCAGGTCCGGCGGCAGCCGGCCTTTGTCGACCCACACGGTCGCGCCCGGGCTGGCACCCGTCCGTACCGAGATCCGGACCGCGTCGGCGATCGTCGACCGCAGCGGTCGGGTGGTCGGCGACCGTCCGCCCGGTCTGCCGCTGCGCCCGGGCGCACGGATGTCCAGACCGCGCATCGTGTCCTGGAGGTCGTCTCGCAGCGGCTCGGCCGCACGCCGGATACGGCGGTGCATCGACTGGCGGATGTTCTCGCCGCCGGCAGCCCGCAGGCGCCTGGAGAGCTCAAGCAGGCTGCCGGTGTTGAGGATCCGTACGTCCCTGACCACGGCTCACCTCACAGGGTGACGTCGGTGGACATGTATTCGATCTTCGGCTGGTTGGTGCCGTCGTACAGGCCCGTGAAGCTGAGGGTGGGCTTGATGACGCCGAAGCCGTCGACCACCGGCGGGGCCTCGTCGAACTTCACCGCGGGCAGCGTGATGCGGAACGTCTCCGGATAGGTCGACGCGATGATCGGGCCGAGGAACTCGAGCACCAGGGAGGTGGCCGTGTCCGAGGTGTGCAGGTCGTCGAGGACGGTGTCGACGTAGTCCATCTCGATCGACCCGGTGATCTTCACCTGGTCGTTGGAGATGGGCTCCTTCTTCAGGCCGGCCTGCCCGGCGTAGAAGCGGTCGGTGGCCATCGGCCGCTCGAACTTCACCGACACCTTGCGGATGCCGTCGCGCGCCGTCTCCGCACCGAACGTGCCGGTCTTCAAGGCCATCTGCGAGAAGTTGTACGGCGACATCGTCGGGTAGGTCGCGGCCGCGAGCGTCTGCGTCTCATCGCAGTCCTTGGCGTCGATCTCGAACGAGGCGGTCAGCATCTGCCCGACCTCGCACGAGAATTCGCCTGAGGTGATCTTGCAGCCGATGAACGTCTTGTCGGTGACGGTGCCCGAGGTCAGGGGCACGCCCTTCTGGATCGTCAGGCTCTTGCCGGCGATGTCCGCGAGGGTGTGGGTCTGCAGGTAGGCGGTTGACGCGGCCTGCTGCACCGGAGTCACCGACGTGCCCATGAGGGTCTGCAGGGGCAGGCCCATGCCCTTGTTGGTGACCTCCATGTCGATCGTCCCGGTGGCCTCCCGCTGGGTGACCACGCGCCGCGCGGACAGCGGCAGCAGCCGGCCGGCCGCGATGCCGGCGCTCTGGGCGGTCGTCTTTTTCAGGACGATCGACTCTTTGGTGAACTCGGGGAACTTGGTCGGCGCGGTGAACGTGCCGTAGCTGCTCTCGGCCACCCAGCCGATCTGTGCGCCGAGTCCGGATCCGATCGCCATGGATCAGTCCTCCTTCTGCGGCGCGCTCTTGGCCGCGCTGGTCTTCTTCGCCGGGGCCTTCTTCTCGGCCGGGGCCTCGGATTCCTGCGGCTCGTCGGGCTCGCTGCCCGGGGCCACGAAGTCGACGGGAGGCTCGATCTCCTCCCAGTTCGCGGTCTGGCAGACGTAGCCCCAGTACCGCTCATCGGGCACTTCGACGATCTCGTCCGGCTGGACCTCGCGGCCGCCGAGTTCGGGCACGGTCACCGGCTCCGGGCCCAGGTAGCGCACACGCGCCATGGCTGTACTCCTTCTCGGGTGGGTGGATCAGATACGGGCCTGGCAGGTCACCGCGAACGCGAGTCCGGCGAGGCTGCCCTCCTGCTGCAGCTGGGTCAGGTCGCCCGCGGTGAGGTGCGCCCAGAGCACGGTGCCGTTCAGCGTCGGCGCGGTCGGGGCGGTGTTGGTGGCGCGCAGCGCGGTCTCGACCTCGCCCAGGAGCGCGAACACTTCGTTGCGGCGGGCCTGCATGTCCTTGTCGCCGGCGCGGGCCTCGGCGTAACAGGAGATCGTGAAAGCCTCGTCGCGGGTGCGGGCGCCTGCTGCGTTGAACGCCTGGGTGAGGGACACGGCAGCTTCGGCGGACGGCTGCCAGCCCACGTACAGGCGCTTGAGGCGGGTGTAGTTGATGGCGGCCGGGCCGTCGATGACGTCCGCGTCGGCGAGGTTGGGCGCCGCGCGCAGGATCGCCAGCAGCGCGTCGACTGCCGCGGGCACCCGGGAGGTCATCATGCGAAGCCTCCCAACTCCCGGTCGTTCTGCAGGAGTTGCAGAGCGCGGTTGGGAATGGCGTAGCCGAAGCCGGGCACCTGCTCGGTGACCAGGAAGTCATCGGCGCTCGAGGGCCCGCGGGCCGCGCCGTACTGGGTGCGCCACAGGTGCTGCAGGATCAGCTTCCCGGCGAGTGCCACGTTGGGCGGCACGGCGGTACGGCCTGCCACGTAGAGGACGCGGTAGTCGCCGGAGTAGAACCAGATGCCGTCCGTGCGGCGCAGGATGCCGGTGTCGGTGTCGACGTCCAGGACGCCGATGTCGATGGCCGGCTGCCAGGTCTGCAGCGCGGTGACGGACGTGATGGTGAGCACGGGTGTGGTGTGCAGGACCCATGCCGCCCGGTCGCCCTGCAGCACTTGTTCCACGGTGCGCCGGATGACGGGACCCACGAAGTACTCGACCGCCGCGGTGGTGGCGGCGATGTACTCCCGGATCTTGTCGTCGTCCCCGGTCGAGGTGGCGGGGATGTCCAGCTGCGCCTTGCCGTCGGCGAGGGAGAACAGCATGGGCGCGGCGGCCGGACGGACGTCGAACACGTCCGTGTAGGCCGCCGGGTTGGCGCCCGTGCCCAGCCACCGCACCTGGTGCCGCCCGGCCTGCGCGGTCGGGTAGCTGTAGGCGTAGCTGCCGGTCGGGGACGGCGCCACCGGGTCAACGACGGCGGTGGTGTCGTCGGGCAGAGTGATGACCAGCCGCATGTTCCCGGAGTTGGCGGGTGCCCCCGACGCGTCCTTCACGGTCATGGTCAGCGGGACGGGCGCGCCCAGGTCATAGCTCATCGGGCCCCCTCACGGCGGTGTGTGTACGGGCAGGGCCGGACGGGTGCGCTACTTCGAGCGGGTCGCTGTGCGCCGCGGCTTGGATTCGGCGGCCGTCTCCTGGTCGGGGTTGAGGGCGAGCCGGATACCGCGGGCCTCCTCGGTGGCCAGTCCCGCGGCGCCGTCCTGGCCTTGGTCGGTGAGTTCCTTCGCCTGCTCCTCGAGGGCGGCGGCCTGCTCCTCGAGTTCGCCGCGGACTCGGGCGATCTCCTTCTTGACGTCGCCGGCGGCCGCGGCCCGGGTCTCGCGGCGTGGCCCGTTCTCGCAGTTCTCGAGCTCGTTCTGCAGCCCGCGCAGTTCGGCAATGCGGTCGTGCATCGCTGTCTCCTTTCCAGGCAGCGCGGGCCCGCCCTGGTGATGGGGCGGGCCTGCGCAGGGGTGGTGGGTCAGAAGCCGGACGGCGCGATCAGGCCGGTACCGGAGATGACCGAGATGGTCTCGGGCCGCCGGTCGGGCATGAACGCCGCGTAGTTGTAGACCTGGAGGCGCACCTGCAGCGTGTTGGAGAGGACCTCCTGCAGCACGCGGGTGCGCATCGAGCCCTCCCACAGGTACAGGTCGGAGGTGCGCATCGTGGTGATGCGGTCCTCGTTGGTGCCGGCGCCGAGGTTGGCGGGGATGTTGCCGTCGGCCAGCAGCGGGAAGTTCAGCACCCGTCCGACGGGGCCTTCGACGTCGCCGCCGGTCTGCAGGGCGAGCGGGTTGAAGGGGGCGTTGGTCTCCGGGAGGATGAACGGCCGGTTCTGCGAGTCGAGCTGGCTCGCCATCCAGAACCAGCGCGACGGGGTCAGGAACGCCGCTGTCGGCATCATCTTGCGGTTCTTCGCCGACAGGGACAGCGCCTGCATCATCGGCGCGTACAGCTCGGGCAGCGTCGGGGTGGCGTCCGTGTAGGTCACGGCGTTGATGCCGGAGACGACCAGGACGCCCTTGAGCTGGCCGGAGGTGCCCGAGCCGTTCCAGCACTGGGTGTCCAGCTTCTGGTTGTAGTCGGCGATCAGGTCGGCGAAGACGATCTCGTCGAACGCGACCGGGGACTGGTCGAGCAGCTGGATGGCGATGTCCTGCTGGCCGGCGATCGTACGGACAGGCGCGGTCACGAAGGTGTCCGTCATGTCGGTGGACGTGACCGCCGCGGCGTCCGCGGTCTGCACTCCCGTTGCCGTACCCGTGGCCACCTTCGGCACGTTGACGGAGTCGGTGCCGGAGGGCAGCGGCAGGTTCTGCACGGTGTTGGCGAGGGTGCGTCCGAAGCGGGGCAGGTCGATGTACTGGTCGACCAGCCACAGCGGCGGCACGAAGTAACCGCCCTGTCCGTCCGTCCGGTTGGGGTTGACGCGCTTCTCGAACACGCTGCCCTTGTCGACGGCGCGCAGCTCGTTCTCGGCGAGCTGGGCGCGCCGCTGCTCCCGCTTGGGCATCTCGACGTCGAGCTCCTGGGCGTGGCGCCGCAGCCGGTCCCGGGCTTCGGTGACACCGCCGTCGCCGTCACCGCGGCCGAGCTGGGAGCGGACCATGTCGAGGAAGTACGAGTGCTTGGCGCCGCGCTCGTAGGTCTTCGGCTCGGACACCACCGTGACCGAGGGGCCCTCGGGCTTGTTCTGCCCGAACTGGGCGCGCAGCTCGGCCGCCTTGGCGCCGCGCTCCTCGACCTCTTCCAGCTCCTTGATGCGGGCCTGCACCGACTCGATGTCGGCGTCCTTGCCCTTGATGGCGTCCCGCTTCTCCGCGAACGCCTTGTCCTCGTCGGGGGTCAGGTTGCGCTTCTCGGCTGCCGGCGTCTTGAGGACCTCGTCGAGTTCGGTCTTCAGCGCGCCCCGCTGCTCGAGCAGCTCCTGCAGCTGCGTGCGCAGGAATGCGAGCATGGCTCACTCCTTGGTGATCGGTGATCGGGTGGGTCGCGCCCGCTGGCCGTCGGGGTGGTGCCCCAGGTGGTGGCGCGCGAAAGCGCGCTCCGGCGTGGGGTCCGGCGCGTCAGGTGGTGCAGGCGAAATGGCTACAGGGCGAGGGCCTCGGCCTGAGCCAGGTACAGGGACAGCGGGCCGGCCACAGGCGCGGGGTCCGCCGGCGGCGCCAGGCGGCGCTGCAGACGCTCGAGGAGCGACCGCGCGTCGTCGGCGCCGAGCTTGTCGAAGTCGGCGGCCCGCATGGACGGTTCGACGCTGGTGGCGGGGTTGGCGCCGAAGTTCACGACGCTCACGTCGCCGCGGTGCATGTCGACTTCGAGGATCGACCGCTCGTCGTAGTCCGGCGACCACATCGAGCGGCCCGCCGGAACCCGGAACGCGAACGACATCTCGTCGACCGCGCCGTCGGTGACCGCGGCCAGCATGTCGTTCACGTCGGATCGGGACGTGTTGACGTCGGCTTCCATGTGCAGGCCGGTGGAGTCCTCGGCCAGGCGCAGGCTGCCCGCCTTGGTGTAGGCCATGGACAGGCCGCCGTGGTTGAGGAGCAGCTGCACCTGCGGGTTCTCCGACAGGGTCTTGGCGAAGGCGCCCTCGCGGACGACTTCGGTGTAGGGGCCCAGCCAGTCCCACATCTCGTAGGGCGCCTCGGTCACGCTGGCGTAGCCGCTCACGGTGGACACCGCGGCGGCGCCGGCCTTGGCCCGTACTTCCAGCCGCACCGGGTAGGCGCGGTGCAGCACCCCGGTGGCCTTGGCGCGCTCACTCTTGTCGGTCACTAGTCGCCTCCCATCGGACTGATCTGGACCTTGCCTGGTGCGGGCGGCGGTGCGGTGGGCTTGTCGCCCCACTCGACCGGGCCCTGGTCCTCGACGTCGCGGACCTCGTTCACCGTCTGCCACTGGTTCTGCAGCGCCAGCGTGTGCGCCTTGAAGCGGGTCAACAGGTCGGTGCGCACCAGCGCGTTGCGGTTGAACTTGACCTCGCCGAGCGGCAGCAGCCCGGACAGTGAACGCTCCAGGCGCACCAGCCACGGATCGACGGCGTAGGTGAGCAGGTCGAGGGAGCGCTGCTCGATGTTGGAGTACGTCAGCGATCCGCCGGTCTCGTAGCCGAAGATCTCCGCGAAGCCGGGCCCGAAGATCCGGCAGCACTCGGCGGCCGTGAAGTTGTTCGTCTCCAGGAACTGGCTCTCGTTCGGCGCGATCTGGATCTGCTGGTACTTCCATCCGGCGCCCAGCACGGCGGGTTCCCTGCGGCCGTGGACGGCCGCCATGAACCGTTCCTTCGCCGTACGAGCCTGCTTCTGGTCGAGCTCCTTCTCCGAGGTGAGGATCCCGGAGGGGTGTCCGCCGTCGCGGAAGAACTGGTAGCCGAACTGCAGCGCGGCGATACCGGTGGCGATCGTCGTGGCCTGCAGCGCGATCGGTGACAGCCCCATCAGCCGGCCCGGCGCCGGGTGCACGCGCCGGTGCCAGACCTGGTCGGCGTCGACCTGGCGGCCGTTGACCGTCCACTCGGGCTTGCCGTCCTCGCCGGGCCGCACGTGCACCAGGTCGGGGTGCGCCAGGACGATCTGCGTCGGGGTCCCCCGCAGCCGGTCTTTCGCTCCGATCAGCCCGGTGGTGTTGCCGCGCAGCATGGCCGAGTACACGTACTGGTAGGTCCAGTCCGGCAGCCCGTAGCCGTCACCCGCGAGGTCGGCCATCCATGACGGAAGCGGCTGGGGGTCGCGCGGGCGCGGCAGGTAGACGAGCGGCATCGTCTCGGCGACCGTGGCGACGAGGTTCACACACGACCAGACGGCGACCTTCTGCAGACTCGCCTCGGTCTGCGACAGGTTGACCTGCGAGTAACTTCCGCCGACGCCACCGGTCTGCGAGTTCGGCAGGATCGGCGGACTGGCGAACAGCGCCCGCTGCTCGCGGCGCCCCAGGAGATAGCTCATCCGGTCCCCCTCCTGGCCGTACGGCGGTCGGCGATCTGGTCGGCCAGCAGCAGGGCGCCGGCGGTCAGGAACCCGGCGGGCGGCCACGCCAGCCACGCCCCGACCGACACCAGCACCCAGCCCAGCAGCACGGGCAGCGCCCGCCACAGAGTTCCTGCAGCTGCGCCGGCGGGCGCCGCGAGGCGGACCAGCAGCGGCTCCTTGCCGGGCATGAGCACTCCGTTCACCAGATGTTGTCCATCGGATCGCTGTCGTCCTCGACCTCGGCACCGAGCCCCCACTTGGCGAGCGTGACCGCCACCAGCGGGCTGATGTCCACGGAGACGATCCGCCGTGCCCACGCCCACGCATCACCCAGCGGGCGCTTCTGCGCGCCCGCCAGCGCTGCGGCAAGCGGCGCCTGGTCGAGGTGGCTGAGGGTCTGCTCGGTCACCGCGTCGTAGAACTGGCCGCAGGACGCGGCGACTTCGCGGGCCTTCGGCGAGACGACCTCGACGCCGAGCCGCTCCTTCAGATCAGGAATGAGCGATCCCGCCGGGCCGCCGGCGTCGACGACCCAGCACCGCGGCCGCCACTTCTCGTGCAGCTCGGCGGCGCGGTCGAGGATCCAGCCGGTACCGGGCCGGTGGTCGACGACCTCGACGTGCGTGCCGCCGCGCCACTCGCCCGCTACGCCGATCGCCGCGTGCGAGCGCTCGGGGGTCATGTCGATCGCGAACGCCACCGGGTCGGACGGCGCGGACTCGGCGGCCGCCAGCGCCCGCCACGCGTCCTCGCCGATGACCTGCCACAGCTCGGCGACGTCGGAGGGGTAGTCGCCCACGCCGAGCCGCTCGCGGGAGTACAGGGCATCGCCCATGGTCAGGCGGCGGTGCATGCTTTTCTCGACCTGCAGCCGGTAGCCGACCGCCGGGTTGGAGCGCAGCAGCGAGGCGACCGCGCCGATGTCGTCGTGCGCCGTGCAGCCGCGCGGGCACTCGTCCAGGTGCGGATCGATCGACCACTCCATGTAGGCCAGCATCGGGTCGGGCACGCCGGTCTCGAGCGCGGCCAGGGCCCGCCTGCGCAGGCGCCCCATCTGCAGCGACAGCGGGCCGATGCCTGCGCTGCCCAGGTACCACAGCTGGGCGTTGTCGACGGCGTCCGTGGTCGGCGCGAGCGCGGCCATGGCGTCATCGCCGAGGATCATGCACTCGTCGAAGATCACACAGTCGGAGGTGAAGCCACGGCCGCTGCCCCGGGAGCGGGCGACGTAGCGCACCCAGCGGCCGTCGTAGAGCTCGATGCCCTCGCGGCCCACGGTCTTGTGATAGTGCCGCACGCGTTTATGCAGGTCAGGACAGTTACGGATGAGACGCTCGATGCGTTTCATCGTGTTCATCGTGGTCTTGAACTCGTGCGCGGAGACGAGGATCTCCTGCTCGCCGCCGATGAACAGGCCCCACAGCACCCGCGCTTCGATCAGGGCGCCCTTGCCGTTCTGCCTCGGGATGTTGACGCAGAACTCACCGGCGGCCCAGTCGCCGTCCGCCCGCTC